CTGCTGAACTTGGCGAATTAGCATCAGGTGATGTTCCTACGCCGCCGTTTAGGGCCTCTGTTCCGTCCACAATGTGGTTAGCATTATCGTACTTGATAGAGATAGTAATCTGTAAAGCATCGCTAGTAGCATAATTGTTTTCGCCATAATTTACATTCTGGATATAACAACCAGCTAACTGCCATGAATCTAATACAACTGGGTTACTGTTGCCGCCGTCTAAGTTTTCAATTGACATAGCAAACTTGTAACCACTGCCAGCATTGGCAGATGATTGATCAGCGTGATCAACTTGCTTTTGTAATTGCGCGGCAATAGCACGAGCAACACGGCCAGTTACGTCATCACGTACTGTCAATGAGATTGGGTCCCATGTGTGTTTACCAGCAAGATAGATTCTTGAGTTGTACACATCAATTGTAACGTCATCGTGTGACATTGACGGACGAGCAACACTAACAACTTGACTTGTTAATTCAATTGTATCGCCGTTACCAAAGTCAGCCATTCTAACACGGAAGCGATAGCTTAGTTTTGGCTGTACCAAAACACCCGAACTACCGTCTGGGTTTGGTACATTAAATTTGTCTAATTGGACTGCCATTTTTTATTCTCCTCGTGCTTTATTTATGGTTACCAGCAATAGCGCCAGTATTAACAACACGAATTGGAATGTAGATAAACTCAGCTGCCTTAACTGGCTCAATGGCCACGTCAATGTACAATTCGTTTCTATCAATTCTAGCTGGTGTATTGTTTGAACCGTCACATACAACCAAGAAGTCGTATACGGCACGTTTTGCAAACATGTCAGCCATGAAGTTATTGAATACTGCTAAAACACGATCGCGTGTTTTCTGATCATTTGGTTCAAATATGAACGGTCTAGCAATTACGTCAAAACGGTCACGCAAGTAAGCAAGTAAACGACCAACGTTTACACGGTCAAGTGCAGATGCACTTGGATATAAAGTCTTTTGACCCCAAATGAACAAACCTTGTCCAGGGAAGTTTACTAACGGGTTAACACTCTTTTCATATAGTGCATCACGTTGACCTTGATTTAGCGCAAGTGGTTTAAATTCATTTTCACTTGTAACAACACCTAAATTGCTGATGCCACTTAAAGCGCCACGAGTTAAACCAGCTGGTGCGAACCATGGATAAGCAACTTGGTCGTTATAAGCATAGCCACGTAGAACTGCATGACTTGCTGGAACTGCAACATCGTTGCCACTTAGGTCTGTTGACAAACCACTTGGGTAGTAAATTGCGGCGCCACCTGAGCGTGTAACTAAGCCATCAGCACCATTAGTGCCTGCTTGTGTACCTAGGCTCCAGTTTACAACATCAGTCGTCTTGCTAGATAGTTTCATTGGTGAGTCAGCAATAACAAACGCTGTTTCCTTACGGTCAACGTTTAATGTTACCATCTCGTCAATACATTCGACATAAGCTGGTGTAGCAATCAAGTTAAATGTTAGTGTTTCTGCACGAAGTTCATCGTTACCAGCTAATGCTTCTTGCAAACGCTTAACTACTACTCGACGTTGTGCCTTATCAAACATGTATGGTGCGCCAGCTTTAGGGCCGCTGTCAACGTTACCAGATTCTGTTTGCCAGAATCCCATATCAGCGTTCCACATCTTAACGTTGCCAGAGCTTACTGCACTGTTCCATAACAACATACCGTCTGGATAGTATGCTGGACTTGGTGCTTCTTCGTCCATTGGGTTTGCGCCGCCTGCAACACCTGTGTCATCCATTGGGTCTGCTGTCAAGTCAGCAAATAAAACACCTGTTTGTGTTGTTTGATCTGCGTTGTCGTGTGCAATCCAAGCTGACCCATTCCAAACTTTAATTAATGGATAATTTGCCATGTCGTTAGTATCAACCCAAATATCACCATTGCTTGGTTCCGCTGGGGCGTCAGTGTTAACTGTAACAGAGTCTGCTGCCATCCATGTTGGTGTATTATCTACAGTGGTTTTAACATAGATGTCAACAGCACTACCAGCGTCATACCATAGTGTACCATCTTTTACAGCCCCAACTGGCGCATAGTCAGATGCTGATGGGGTAATACTTGCCCAGGCAGCACCATCATAACGCTTGATTTCAAATTTGGCAGCAGTCGATTCAGGAAACTGAACGTAAATGCTATTAGTGGCCAATTTGCTACCAAATGCACTAGTAGCAGTTGCGTATCAACATAACCAACCAATTGATCAACATTACCGGCGCCAATCTTTTGTAGTGTCCAACTTTGTGTTGTACTATTGTATTTCTTTAGTGTTAAAACAAAACCATTATTTGGACTCGTTGTTTTTAACCACACAGCACCTATAGTTGAAACTGTTGAAGGGACATTGTAATGAGGAGATACTGTAACAGGCTTATTAAGTGCGGCACTTGTAACTTCAATCCATGCACCCGCAACCTTTTTATAGAATTTTTTAACTGTACTTGTAACGTCTAATGCATAGTTACCATTGGTACCTTCGCCTGCTCCTGGTACGCCATCCGTTCTAATTGCATACTTGTACACCCATGTTGTTCCGTCGCTTTCAAATAGGCCTCCTCGGGTATTATCAGTGTCTAACCAATATTGACCATTTGTAGCTGGGCCTGTTGGGGCGTCTGCTTGTGGCTCTAGTTGAGTCATGTCTAGGTCAGCACGTACTAGAACAGCACGGTTAGCAA